CGCAGATGCGTAATTTAGCAGCGGGGCTTCGGCCCCGCTCTTTTTGGAGATAGATATGGTAGATTTAGTAACAAGCCAGACAATACAGGATGGCCCTCGCAACGCCATCATGAAGTTTACTAACGTAAGCGATAACACTGGAGAGTCGGCTGTAGTTAAGGTGAATGTTTCGGATTTAAGTGTACAGCCTCGAACTGGCGCAGCGTGTACCAGTGTTACTGTGGCAGGCATACAGTTCTCTACCTATAATATGTCAGTCACAATAGAATTCGATGCGACCGTCAATACGCTGATTGCCACCCTGCCTGAGAACTATTCAGACTCGCTTGATTTTTCAGCATTTACTGGCATTCCCAATAACTCGGCTGGTGGGAAAACTGGAGACATTGTTTTTACAACCAACGGTGCAGCATCAGGTGATACCTATGTGGTTGTCCTGACACTTATCAAGAACTACGAATAGAGGTTTAAATGGCTAAGTTAGAGATATTTCAGAACGGAAATTTCAGTGACGGTCGCCCTGTCTACCAGATAGGTTCAAAGAATGCAGATGGAGAGTATGACATTGCAGTCTTTGACCCTATGGAGAAGAGTGAGGCCAAGGCAACGTTGGCGAAGATGGGAGGAGCTTCTGCTGCTCCCAAGAAGAAGGCAGCGCCTAAAAAAAAAGAAATAGTTGAGCCTCCACTTAAGTCCGTTACTTTTGTAGAAGAAACACCTCGCGCTGATCTAAACAAGCTGACAAAGTTGCAGCTTGAAGAATTTGCGCGTGAGTTTGGTGTAGAGCTGGATCGCCGGGACAAGAAGGCATCTTTGGTTACGCAAGCCTACAAGGCGCAATTTGATGGCTAGAAATTACCGTAGTGAGTATAAGAACTACCATGCCAAACCTGTGCAAAAAAAGCGCAGGGCTGGAAGAAATGCAGGTAGAAACAAGCTGTTGGCTTCGGGGGTAGTGTCTAAAGGTGACAAAAAGGATGTACATCATAAAGACCGGAATCCCAACAACAACAAACGATCTAACTTGACTGTAACTTCACGAACAGCTAACCGGAGGCGAAATGGCAAGAGGTAAAAAGAACTGGATTCAGAAGGCGATTAAGAAGCCGGGTAGCTTGCGAAAAGCGGCGGGTGTAAAAAAAGGTCAGAAGATAAGCGGGAAGGAATTAGCTAAGTTAAGCAAATCGAAGAATCCCACTACCCGCAAACGGGCCAACCTTGCCAAGACCCTAAAAGGCTTCAAGAAAAAATGAACAAGAACAATAAGGTTCGTAAAGTAATGGGTGAGTACAAGGATGGAAAGCTCAAATCCAGCTCTGGTCATAAGGTTACCAACCGTAATCAGGCAATGGCTATTGCCTTGAGTGAAGCCGGAATAGATCGAAAGATGTTTGCTGGTGGTTGCGTTGGTGATGGAAAAGCTGTCCAAGGGCGTACACGAGGCAGGAATGTCTGATGGCAACTAGCGGAACTTACACCTTCAACCTTGATCTGGGCGATGTTATGGAGGAAGCCTATGAGCAGTGTGGGCTAGAGTTACGTTCTGGGTTTGATTACAGAACAGCTAGGCGTAGTCTGAATCTGTTGATGCTGGACTGGCAAAACAGAGGTTTGAACCTTTGGACTGTTAAAGGCACTACATTAGCCCTCACCCCCGGAACAGGGGCGTATACTCTTACTGGTGAGAAGCTGGATATAATAGACGCTTTTATGCGAACCAACGATGGTGATGCGACCAAGCAGTCAGACCTCATGATGCAGCGTATTTCTATTTCCCAATATTCCCATCAAACAAACAAGTTGCTTCAGGGCCGACCGATCCAATACTGGGTTGAGCGAGCGCCCACGGGTATTACAATTAACGTATGGCCTATGCCGGACTCCTCCCAGACATGGACGCTTGGTTATTATTACATGGAGCGGGTAGAGGATGCTGGCTCTCCGGCTTCTTTAAATATGGATGTACCGGCGCGATTCTTGCCGTGTTTGACGGCAGGTTTGGCTTACATGATCGCAATCAAAAAGCCTGAAGCTGCTGCCAAGATTTCTTTTCTGAAAGAAAACTATGAAGAACAATGGGCAATGGCTTCAGATTCAGACAGGGAGAAAGCCTCCTTGTATGTTGTTCCCGGCGGGTATCAATACTTATGAGTAGCTATGCGAGTGGTAAACACGCTTTTGGTTTTTGTGACAGGACAGGTTTTCGTTACAAATTAAAAGACCTTGTGCCGCAGATCGAGGCAGGCACTCCTAATGGAATGCTTGTAGGTCGTGATGTGGTGGATGTGGATAACCCCCAGTGGAAGCTGGGCATGATTAATATGTCTGACCCGCAGGCGTTACGCGATCCCAGACCTGACGGTGGTTATGCTCAAAGCAGGGAGTTGTGGGCTTGGAACCCAGTCGGTGGAGGTAACACCGCAATGGGTAGTCGTACAGTGGGTCTGGATTGTTCCGGTCATGTAGGCAGAGTAACGGTGGAAATAACCTAATGGCTTTTACCTTTACCACATTAAAGACTGCTATTCAGGATTACCTTGAGACTACCGAGAGCACGTTTGTTACCAACCTTCCCCTGATTATTACTCAGGCTGAGCAAAGGATTTTGAGGACTTGCCAGATTCCAGATTTGCGTAAGAACGAAACTGGAAGTTTGAGCAAGGGAAACGCCTATCTCACCATGCCGGATAATTTTCTGGCTTCCTATTCACTGGCTATAGATAACAGTGGTTATGAGTACCTCGTATTTAAAGACGTTAACTTCATGCGTGAGGCTTATCCGGTTGAGGCTACCGAGGGCATTCCCAAGTATTACAGCATCTTTGATGACACCCGTTTTATTGTCGGCCCTACACCGGAAGATAATTACGATGTAGAGATACACTTTATGTATGAGCCAGAGTCTATTACTGTGGCTTCAAGTGGTGAAAGCTGGCTCGGTTCCAATGCAGAAAACGCTTTGCTTTATGCGTGTCTGGTTGAGGGTTATACCTTTCTTAAAGGCGAGCCAGCGCAGATGGAGTGGTATAACGCCAAGTATGAGGATTCGGTTTCCCGTCTTAAATCTCTGGGCGAAGGTTATGACACTACGGATAACTTCCGGTCTGGCGCTGTCAGGAGTGTGAGAATCTGATGTTTACTCCGGGGATGAATGGAAGTGCCGGTTCGGTTCTGGTGGAGACCACAACCAAGCGCGGCTTTACTGCTGAGGAGTTAGCAGCAAGCTGTGCTGCGAAGATTATTTCCGTGGCAGCTACTGCTGATCCGGTTATCAGGCAACAGGCGGAGGCGTTTCAGTCCACGATTGAGCAGGTGGTTTTGATGTACCTGCAACAGACGGCGAAAAGCGAGCGAACAACTATTTACAATCTTTTACTTGATGCTGGAGAAACCGCTCTAGCCGAACAGATAAGGAGGCTTTAATGGCTTTTACTGGCAACTATATGTGTACCAGCTTCAAGGTAGAGCTGATGACTGCAACGCATAATTTCACGAACTCTACAGGTAACACTTTCAAGATAGCGTTGTATGACAATAGTGCGTCCTTTACGGCAGCCACTACAGCTTATACAGCCACTAATGAAATTAGTGGTACTGGTTACAGTGCTGGAGGCGGGGCTTTAACCAATGTAACCCCGACCAGTGGAGGCACTACTGGTTTTACAGATTTTGATGACTTCACTTGGAGTACGGCAAGCATCACCGCGAGGGGCGCTCTGATCTATAACGACACATCCAGTGGCGACGCCAGCGTGGTAGTGCTGGATTTTGGAGGTGACAAAACCTCCACTGCTGGTGACTTCAAGATCGTATTCCCAACTGCTGATTCGAGTAACGCCCTTATTAGGATAGCCTAATGGCTGGGTGGGGCCGCTCAACATGGGGAGCAGGCCCGTGGGGCGAAAGTGCCGCAACCGTTGTTTTGGCTGGTTGGGGTCGCTCTACTTGGAATTCTGGTGCGTGGGGAGAACCTCACCCAGCGGCTGCTTTTGCGACGGCTTCTGTTGGCACGGCGGTTGTGGCGGGTGGC